CTCGGGTCACACATCATGTTGTAGTGTGTGGCGATGTGGGTTTTTAAGTTAGAAACATTCACCTTCTCTCGCAGCCCCATATTGTTGTCGTCACCCAGCATTAGTATATAGCATATCTTGTCTATATTGTCACATATAAATTTTGCATGCACCTGCATATCTGTGATCCAATTGCCTAGCGCGGTTGTAGCCTGCCCGCTTAGACGCATTTCTTTTGAAAATCCCCAAGAAAAGTTAGATTTAAATCGCCACACTTCGTGCACTGTTTGCCATAGCGCCAAGACATCCTCATGGCAACCTATTAACTTATATAGTGTTAGTTCTACCTCTATCAGTGGCCGATCGGTCTGTCTGTCTTGTTTTTCCAGGTCGTTTTCAAAGAAGTACTTAGCTGGTTCTGTATCTTTTAGCATATCACCTAAGTCTTCTGGAGTTGCACCGTCGGCATATATCACATTTGCATGTAATAACAATTTCAACCTTCTTTTTAACTCCATGAATATCGGGCTAAAAATTGCTGATACAAAGTAATTTTGCCACATTATTGACCTCGGTTGTTGTTCTAGAAAAGACTTAATGACTTTTGGCTTTAATAGAGATTCTAACTTCAAATGTATGTTTATGTCATTTATTGCTGTGGTCAAAGTCCCTAATTGTTGAAATTCTAAGAGTTCATCTAATACTCGTTTTGCTCTGTGATGTTTACTAATCCAGTACACCGTAGCTTTAGTATCAAACGTAACTTTGTTTTCCATAAACCATCTAGACATTTCAGCACTCTCGGAATGAAAGTATGCTTTAGTCATATTTTTAATCACTTCTCTTGTGTTTGGCGTTTTCCTGCGAAGTTTCTTGACAGACATTAATCTACCTGTTATTGTGTTATGGTCCTTATAAAGCATTTTTGTTGCCACTGGACGTGATTGTTCAGGTAATGGAGCAGTTGCGTGTTTTGAAAAAGGTTTAACCTGCGATGCACTCTCCCTAGTTTTCAAATAGCCAGTGTTTAAAGGTCCATATTTGACGGCGTTTTCAGTCAGATCTGGATTTTCCCAGAAATCATAACTATCTAGAGTAGTTTCATCTTTAGCAGTTACAACCATTTCTTCATAATGTATATTATCTCTTTCGTAGGGTGAGCTAGTTTCCCAGCCCGTGTGGGGGTTTGGGTGTATGCCATTCTCTAACACCATCGATATGTAATTGGTATCGGGAGGTTTAGATATTGCTGACATAAATTCCACATTAACCTCATCTAAATTCAAATCGTGATTGTCTTCTTTAGATAGTACTGCTTTACCTTCAGATATTACCCCAAACCAATCCCCTGGACGCGACTTATTATGGCTTGGGTACTGCGTTATTCCTTTAACCAGGGTTTTGCTAGTGAACAACTGTAAATCAGCATCAATGATGTAAGACTTGTTGTCAGACATGTACATAATGTACCCGCTGTTTTGAAGGGGACCCATAGCTATTTGATCGCCCATTTTCTTAAGTATTTGTAACTGGTTTCGCCTCCAATTCTCCCACTTCCTGCTAGATATTAATTCTCGTATGGTCTGATTCTGTATTTGGTTGATGTTGACTTGTGCATCGCTCGATTGGTTATGAATGATGTATTTCATATCATTTAGGTTGGCTTTTTCCTCCAACGTCGGGAATTGCAGTACATGCTCTATAGGATGTGTTGATCTCACTTCGTTTTGGAATGGTGTGGCATTGTTTAACTTAGCAATTATATATGCGGTACTAGCAGTTGCGCATTCTGTGCAGTAAGATATTTTTCCATTAACTAGTATTAACCTATTGGTGGATGCATTATAGGAACTGTCAAACAATTCATGATCGTAATTCTTTATTTCATTTGATTTAACGACTGTGTTTACTGTAACATCTCCGGACAGTATTAAATCAAGTAGTTTCGCATCCTGCATATGATGGCTTCTATTATCGTAGTTGTGCAAGTACAGCTTACCTTTAAAACCTTTTCGGTAAACGACTGTTTCAATACCAAACTTGTCGGCCATTAATTTACAATCGCTGTTAGACCAACTTAAAACTTTCGTAGATTTGAGTTTTTGCGGTTTGCTTGCGGTCTGGTACTCTTGTGCAGTCTTGGACGGCAGTATTAGCATTAATGGGTAATTCACTTGCCCGTTAATCAAGGTGGTTGACCAATTTCCTATCGTTGTGAATTTAAGTATGTATACCTTTCCATGTCCCTGGTTGTTTATTACCCAAGCTATTAGATTTTCGGAGTGTAATACATCATTTGAAACTGTTAAAAGCGTTTGATTACCTATTACCTGGGATGACGCGATCGTCAGCTTTCCTTTAGTAAAGTCATCTAAAATACGTTTGCATCGGGATTTTGAAATGGCTAAATTCTCTTTTTCTGGCGTATTAGATGCGTCTCCAACTTGTTCGTACCACTCTTCGCGGCTTGCAATTGCAACACCTGCTAGTGGGCTGTTTCTTGTTGCCGACATATCGTGCTCAGGCTCTACATCTGGTTTCGCTAACAATACGCAGTGGTAGTCAACATCAGTGTATATTAACCCTAATATTAAGTCATGTCTCAAATTGCTCGCGGCATTGGTCATCAACATTGATGATAACGGCGTCAGGTTTTTGTTTAGAATTATGACACCAACATTTAATCTTTGAACATAAGACCAGTTTATTATGTCTGCAGCGGTGATCATGTCTGGCAGAGTGGACGTCACCGTATCTGTTAAACCAAACTTGTGCAAACAGGC